TCCATGATCTTGTCTGACACAAATACTGCAAGAATTACCTACTGGAATATTGGCGACAACCGTCATAGTAATATCGCCATAGATACTGCGGACGCTTTCTATATTCTCTTCGATAAACGCATAGCTGTCTGCTGTGCCGTCATCCGTAAACGTATATGAAAGACCGTAATCCGTTACAAATCTACCATCGATTGTCGTTCCAGTAACCCTGTCAATCGATGAAGTTACCCCGATTATCGCTCTCGCAACATTTTTTCTATCAGCGGTATACCCTGTTGTCGTAATTGCTGATCCGGTATAGCGTTGCCAGATTTCAAAGAACGGATTTATGATCTTGTTGCGGAATCCGGCCATCGGCCCGTTGACTTCAGAGTACCCAAGCGTGTCCCCTGCCGGTATCGCCGATGTAACTGCCTGGGAAACAACCTCCCAATCAGCCGACACGATGACGTTCTGAACCTTGATATCAATCCCGTATCCGGTATCGTTAAGATAAGTTGCGTTGTCTGGATCGTAAGTGTTTCCGAAGTAGCCTCTGATTCTCGAATCGGACAAATAGAGATCGGTATTGTAGACATAAGGGATAAGCGATGTTCCGTAATAGGTGAATGTGAAGTTGCTTGTTGCGGCACCGGCTCTTGCTGCCGGATCAATGATAAATGTGTAAACGTCTCCGGTCTTTGATGCTTCAAGCACTTCCCATGTAATGTCCTGGTCGGCCATGTAGATCTTGCTGCCGGGACCGATATTGTCCAAATACGACGTTCGATCAACGGCGCCAGTATCGTTCTCATGGACCCGCATCTCATTTACGCTACCACCGGATTGATGGTAGATCTCACCGGATGCCGGATCACCATTGGCCCGAACATAGTCCCATTCATAGGTGAATGTCGTTGCCTGCTCCGGCGCACGCAGAGTCATGATAAAATCAACGGTCGTGCCGTCCGTCACATAAAGTTGGTTCCAGGGAATTTCGACCCACTGACTGACCATCGTCTCATCGATGACGGTATCTGGAAACAGATTCAGAATGCGGTATGTGCCGGTCGGATTTATGACCGCCCAAACTCCAACGGATAGGCCTATTGCCGCAAGCGGCAGATATACTCGCACGTCTTCGGCGATAAATGCCGGGCTGAACGTGTAGCGTTGACCGACGTAAAGAACCGCATTGCTGGATGTTGTTTCGGAAAAATCCGGTGGGCTGAATTCATCTCTGACCCACAACGAATCCCCCGATGGTTGAGGTGCCGGACGATCATCTGTTTGAGCGATTGCGATCATTGTCCATTGATCGTCTCGGACGACATCGTTGATTTCATAGGTGCCTGGAACCCAATCCCCCAACCAACGCATCCGCGCACCGACACTGTCGTCAACGTAGAGCTTGTTTGAGACTTGATAATCTGTTGTTGGTGCCGCAGATGGGGTGAGTGGAAAAGTGCCGAAATCGGTGATGTAAGCAGTTCCTATATAATTGAGTGCCGTTCCAAGGTCATAACCGGCGGATACCGGCTGGAAGGTGGACCCCGCTTCCTCCCAATTCAGTAGGATCGTACCGGAGCCCACGGCGCTCCACCATGCCGGGGAAGATAACGGCACGTTCCCCTGGTTGGCATCGGCAAGGGAGAAATAAAGACCGCCGCTGTAAACCACAACGTCATCCGTCAAATAAGTTACGTTGGTGTTCCAGTATCGCAGGAATGTGATCTGTTCCCAATTGTCGGGGTAGGTTTCAGGGTCTTTGGCTACGTTGGATGTGATCGCTCGATAATACGCTCCATTGCGGATTACAATCTGCGACACTTCATAGGTCGTCGTATCGTCCCATTCAACGAAGTTCCCACCGGCTCCGGTAAAAGTATATTCGGCTTGAACCGGATCAAATGATTGAAGCAGTTCCCCAGGAAGCCCTGTTACAGGATTATAGGTATAAAGATTTACCCGGTATATTCCCTGGCCGAACACATTAGGACAACGACCTTCCGCATCAAGTTGAACCGGATTCGTATTCGGAATCGTTTGATCCGCATCAGCGTAGGTATTTTTATAGGTGTTGTTTGTGTTGCTTTCGAGAAACAGCAGAAACCCGTTTGCCAGGGGATCTCCGACATCATCAAAAAAACGCGCAAATGGTGCGATTACTCGGCTCATTGTTGACCCCCGGTTATCATTGTAATCGGTTAAGAATTCTATCCATATTTTCCGTGTTAGACTCTTCTCGAGAAGTTTCGATCTGCATTAATCTTTGAGTTGTTGAAGGAACTACTACTTGTTTCAAAAATAATCTCAAATTATCGGTGGCAAGTTTGGGATTCCGACGAATATCTTTTCCTGTTTTACGAAGGACATCGGCAAATTCAGGGTCAACTGCTGCTCTTCTAACTATTTCACGGACTTTTTCTTTTCCGATATCAGGTATATATCGTATTACAGAAGTAATAATCGTGTCTAAAACGTTTCTTGATACCCAAGGGTTTTTATAAAATTGATCGAATACTGGACCTAATGCTTTCAAATCATCCGGTATCTCCCCCTTTGGAAAAGCTCTTCTAATCGCATTCCGATAATTATTTAGCGCTCTTAATTTATCTTTATGTCCTTCAAAAAGAACGTCCATCGCACCTTTATGCTTCCGATAAAACGCGTTCATGTCTTTTGTGCTTATATCTTCGGATTTTATGAATTCAACAAATCTATCAATATAGGCATTTCGAGCCGCTCTCATAGCATCTTCGTCTCTCCCAAGGAGTCTGACGAAATCAATGGCATCTTGTCTTGGAGTCTTACTTCCGAGTATCTGATCCATTTCAAATCCGACATCAAGATCAGTCATTTTACTAACTCTTAATTTTTCGAATTCTCTGATATTTTTTTGAGCGGCATCAACGACGTCTTGTGCTGATCGATAACTGCTATATCGATCTTCCAATCCGAATTCTCTTAGAGTTTCCCGATGATTTTTAAGCCAATTATTTAATTTCGATTTTGATAATGCGCCGGTTGTTTCATCCCGAACATATCTTGCAAAATCATCATCGATAAAATCCTGAAGCGCTCTCATAGCTCCAGGGCGACCGTTTGAAGCCTCCATAAATTGTCTTGCAGAATCAATTCCGGCTCTACCTTTTTTGAAAAACTGTCCAACGACTTCCGCATCCGATATGTGACCCCGTTCCGTTGATAGTTTTTTAAGATCCTGCATAGTTGGAGTTTCATATTTTTTGACGACTTCCTCATAATAAAATTTACGCGCCCTTTCCAAAGCGTCTGCCGATACTCCGGGGTCCATCAATGTCTTTTTCATTTGTTCATCAAGAGCGGCCATCGCTTTAGAAAGTCGTCTTTCCGCAAATCTGTTTTTCTTAGTGGAAGTGTGCATGTTGTCTAACGCACGTCTCCATGTCTTTCTGATTTTATAAAGTTCGTTTACTGTCGTAAATCCATTATTTTCTTCAAGATATTTTATCCCTTTAAAAATTTCTTTCGGGATATTTCTTTCAACCACTTCAGCAGATGATTCAGGTTTAAGGATGTCTTTTAACTCTTTTACAAATCCTTTAGCGTTAATCATGTCGTCAGGAACGGCATTAAATAATCGAGAAGCTTCATTTCGAGCATCTTTTTCGGCTTCTTTAAATATTTTTCTAGTCCTCTTACCTGCTGATTCAGGACCGGCACCAGATTCCATTTGATCTAATTTACCGATAATAGGAGACTGCGCCCGTGCCATTTGAAGCTCTCTTTTAACTCGTTCATATTCCATTTTAAGTTTTAAAGATGCTTCTCCAGTAGGCTCTTTGATTCCTTTAAGATACTCTGTTAAAGCTTTTTTATTCTCCATCGCTTGTTTAAAAAGCATCTCTGAAGCTTTAACATCGTTTTTCTGAAGCGCTAAAAATGCTCTTTTTGTAATCGCGTCATCCGCAAAATATCCTGCCGTCGGTAGTTTCAATCCAGGTATTTTGTTTTCAAGAAAACGAGCAGCCTTTAAACTTTTTTCATCTAAAGCGCCCATCGTTTCATTAAGGATTATTTTTGCGCGTCTTAACGCAGTACTCTTTCTGATAGTTGGACCAATTCTTGCCGTCACAGTTTTCAAATCAAGCGCCGGAGATACTCTTCTTAAAGTACTGCGTATCAGACCAGTACCAACTCCTTCAGATGCGTAATATTCCGATAATTCTGGTATAGCCGTTAATACGGCTCCAACAATTCCAGCAGCTTCCGGCCCCATGCGTTCTCCAGCCCATTCAGCGGATGGCTCAACAATGTTTTCTTTTCCGAATTGAGCAATAGGTCCGAATATCGCTTCAGCCCCCATTCCTACTTTTTCATAAATTTCTTTTCCACGTTTAGTTGAAGGGGACATGTACTTGTTCAGTTCTTCTTGAACACGTTGAATAGTTTCTGCGGCTTTATCAGCAGGTTGATCGTTTATATATGCAACCAAAACATCCTTTAATCCGGCGTATCCTGAAGCGGGTCCGCTAATCGCACCTCCAATCAATGACGCTACAACAGCCTCTGTTGCACCATAAGCTGTCTTTCCTACAGCAACAGCTCTTTCGCCGAGATACTTTGGAATTGATTTCTGAGATGATAGTGGAACAACATCTTCAGGACGATTAAATTCCCCCCAAGCTTCTTGAGCTTGCTGTTCTGTTCCAATAGGTTCCCAATCCGTAATATCTCCAGCTTGTTGTTCAGTTTGAGGTGTTCCAAATTCAGTAAATGCCGGAGACCAATCAGTCACTCTAATATCTGGAGTATAATTCCCTGGGACTGTTGGGACACCGGCTTCATTCGCAGGAAATCGACTGCCCATTTCAGATGGAACTTGAGTTTCAGGTGCTTTTTGCATCAAGCCTGAAAGCCATTGATTCTCATTATCTATCAGCGGATTTTTAAAAGCCATCTGATCACCTTACATATTCGGCATTTCGATTACGATAATTTCGCCATTCGGCATTTTGTACCCGTATTTTCCAGTACTTTTACTATATCTCAATTTAAGCGGATCTGGATTTCGTATCCCCATTCTTTGAGCCGCATTCAAAACCTCCGCTCGTTGCCTATTGGCATTCTCATTATACCCCATTGACGGCATTCTTGGAGGTAAAGCATACGGAGTTTGCTTCTGAAATGCCGCATTTCCTTGCGGGGCTGCTGCTGCCGAAGTAGTCGAGTTACTCTGTTTTTTACCAAATGCTTCAAGAACTTTTGCTTTAGCGTTATCAATATAACGAATTGTTGCTTCATCCGGCGGATCTTGGGCGGCAGCTTCAGCCCGTGCGCGATCCATATTCATGGTATATCTATCTACCATATCATTTATAACCGATAAATTTCCTTCAGTACTTTGACCGATACGTGCTTCTGTTTCTCTTAACCACTGACTTTCTTGAACTGATGGATCTCCGCCAAAAGTAGGCTTAATTTGTTTAAATACATTTTTCGCTAAAATCGTACTTAATGATGCCGCATCTCCTGATGAAATCCCTAATTTATTTTTCATGTACAGTTTAAAGCCTTCTAATCCCCCCGTTTCGACTTTACTAAGAAGATCAACTGCATGAACAGCATCATATATAGAGTCTGCTGCAAGTTTTCCTTTATTAATTGTCGCTTGATAATTCGATTCAGTAGCCTTGGCTTTTTCTCTAACTTTTGTTTTTGCGCCTTCAGTGGTTATCCTCTCAGCCATCATATTCATTACAGCTTTTTGACGTTCAGTACCTTCTACTATTTTACCTTCTCTATTTGTAAAATAGGATTTCCCACCTTTTGTTAAAAATCCGATAGTTCCATCGTCAAAATGTCTTGAAGATTGAACTGCACTTAAATCTTTAGTCGATCCACCGGCCGGCCATATATCCTTCGGTGCCGGTAAAATGCCCATGCCTTGTAACGCTGCAACGGCATCCATCATCTTTTTGTCACGTTCAGGTCCATAGGGCGTATCGATCATATCCTGTGTCCCTTCGGCAAATGGGACGGATGTCATCGAAAATATATCTTTTGATTGTTTTAACGCCTCTACTTGAGCCTTATCACTTGAAGAAGCCGCCGCAGCATAAAGCGCCATTCCGGCTCTAAATGCATCCGTTTTATCCAGATTGAAGAGTGCGTCTTTAAAATTCTTAGCGGCATCAGGGCTGATAACCGCCATCTCATTTATGACCGTAGCCATTCCCTTTCGGTCTTTATTGCTCCAACGATCAACTCCAAATCCGCGTAACTCCTCAAGCTTCTTTTTATCCAACTCTTCTTGTTTTGTTTTCGCTATTTCCTGCTTCTGTTGGGTTATCGCAGTGCCGTAGAGTCCGGCTTTTACCATGGACTCGGCACCCTTATTCTCATTTGACGGCAATTCCGCAGCAGCCCAACTCGCAGAATTTCCTAAACTCAATTGCGGTACGCTTACCATATGTCCTCCTAACTTGTGGATGTCGCCGAATTTGCCTTTGTCAAAACGTCATATAAAGAATAGTCTCCCCAATCCGTTGCTTCTCCAAGGACAGCCGCTTGCCCCAAGCCGGATAAACCAGATGCTAACGCCTGTCCTTGCAAATACTGTCCGGCAGCAAGAGATTGGCCTGTTGATGCTTGAAGATTTGAAATATTCGTTCCAGTTCCGGTAGCGATATTCGCCAATGTCTGAGCAATGCTCTGTTGTCCGGCAAGCGTATTCGTCGCAGCAGTTTGAGTTAGATTTGCAATGTCGGATGTCGATTGCGCTTGAACTGAAGCAAGGCTACTCCCCAACTCGGTTTGAAGACCGGCGCGGGCTGCTGCGGTTGCCTGTTGGATGTTTGCAAGGTTGATTCCAGTAGCAGATGCCAATTGAGCCATCTCCGATGATGTCATTTGGGCAAGTTCGGCTGAACTGATACCGTACTGCTGCGCAAGTTGCGCCAGTATCTGAGACGTGTTTGCCGTCAACTCGGCCCCGGCCAATCCGGTCTGCGTCGTTATCCCCGCACCTGTCGTCGCCGCTTCCTGTCCCCGTGTCGCTAATGATCTTAGATTCTCAAGATACTGCTGCTGCTGAGTCGATGCGATGTTCATCGCCTGTTCTTGCAACGCGGTTAAGACGTTGCCGCCGCCTAATCCCCCAACAGCGGCCTGATTCCGAAGCAATGCTTTCTCTTGCTGCTGTCTCAAGTAGGCTTGGCCGGGAGACTCAATATAAGCGTCTATAGCGGCTTGTTGCGCTTCAGCTCCCAATGCCCCTGACAGTGCCGCTTCCTGCTGAAGAGCGGCCTCTCCTGTTGTCGTGTAGGGGGATAATTGGGATAGAGCGTTCTGCTCGGTCGTAGCAAGTTGGGCCAATGTGTTCTGAGTCCCACTGGTAATGTCGGCACGGGCTTGGGCAGTTCCGAGATTCAATGCCTGTTGGGCTGTCGTATACCCCTGCTGAAGATTCGACATGGCACCATAATACCCGGTTCCGGTATCGCCGATAGCAGTTGCTGCAATGGACGGCATCTGATCTGCTGCTTGAGTTTGAGCAGGTTGTACCCCGGTAGCGGCGGCTTCCTGGGTAGCAGTCTCGGAAAGCGTTGTCGCTTGCTGCGGGGTAACTCCGGTAGTGGCTGTTGCAGCTTGTTGAGCGACGTTTGTTCCGGTGGCCCCCGATGCCGCTTGCTGTGCGCCGGTCGTCAATGCCGTACTCAACTGACCCATTGCAGCAGTACGTTGGGATGCCGGAAGTGCCTGGACTTGAGAATACATGCTGTTGAATTGCGAAGTTGGAATTCCCGAAGCATAGGCCGATGACCCCAATATGGCTTGTTGAGCATCAGCGCCGGATTGAGATATAATCTGATCGGCATTTCCGGCATATTGCTGAAGGATCTGCATTACATCGGCAGTACCGGCAGAAATCTGATCCTGGGCTGCTTGGATTCCGGTATTATATTCTTCCAATGCCGGAACCATAGTATTAAGAATATCCGCTCTTGCTTCAGCCGCCATGGCTTGCTGAGTCGCTATCGCCGCTGCATTTGCTCTTGCGGCTGTTCTTGCGGCACTTCTTGCCGAATTGGCTGTTATTGCGGCTCCTGCTACTGCTCCAACGGCTACAACGGCTGCTGCTGGCATCTCATACCCCCAACTCTTTAATTTTATCGATATTGATCGAAAAGATATCAGTCCCGACCAGGATATTATTTTTCTTATAACTTTCTTGAATCGTACCACAAAAATTGAATCCAACACGCCGAACGAACAGCGCGACATCTCGGTGGCACTTAGGCACCATGCATACAACCGTTCTCAATGATTTAATGTTATCCGCCGACCATTTTAAAGCCAAATACGCCGCCCTTCTTGAATATTCACGCCTATATTGAGGGATTACTCTTGCATGGATCTGCCACATCACTGATGTCATTTGGTGGACCCTGAAACATGCGAACGTTTTATTGTCTTGCTTAATCCCGATCCAATATTCATCAACTACATTCGGGATAATATCGTGACTGCCGTCTTCATAAATTGCATTTGCGATTGCCGGATTAGACAGAATGTGCATCGGTATAATGAAATCAGTTATTCTGTAAGCCTCTAACCTATCGCTACCCAACCCTGACTCCTATCCCCTAAAATATCGGAAAGCTGTTTTATCCATTTCACTGACCCGGCCAATCCGGTTTCATCCATGTATTCTTGGCCTTGCTGCGCTTCAACAACCCCCTCCGGCGACCCTTCTCCAATTAATAGGCCTCTGAGTTGGACCTCATGGAGAAACACGCGGAACCGCTCTTCTGGAACTCCGTTTTTAATCAGTACAATCGGATATGACGGATCGATGAATTTGATCGTATTTCTCATAGGACATCCATCTCAAGTTTGATGATCGCCGGTTTTACCGGATCTGAAATTCTGAATTTGAAAATTGCAAATCGCGGAATCCGACCAAGTTTTCTCCATATCGTTCTTTGACCGTATTTCCCAATGGCACCGATCTTTCTACTCCGCTCATATTGGAATGTTTTCAGATCCTCTGATATCGCCATCGAAACAAGCGGCTCAGGTACACCGTTACCGACACCGGATTCCATCGTTAATTCAACTTGAGATATTCGAAAGCTCTTTCCTTTGTTGGATATTGGTTGAGGTGAGAAGACACGGACGATATTTGTGCCGTATTCCGTGTAAGTGTCGATATCCATGATCCCGATCCGGCCATCAACATAATCTCCGACGATTGTGTACCCATAAGCGGTGACCATGTCGCTTACCCGCCATCGTGTCTGTTCAATGTCCCCAACTGAATTGGCAATACCGGATTTTTGCTCATGCCATAGGCCTGTGGTGCTGTTATAAACGAATGTTCGATCAGGAAAGGTGAACGAGACGAAATACTGACCGCGATTCGCCCAGGAAAGTGCAAATGCCGCATTAAGAACCGCATCGGAATAATCGTTTAGAACATTATCAATGGCTGTTGTTGAGATCTTTTCGTAGCTGCCGCCTTCATACGCCCAAACCGCCGGACGCTCATTGACTCCGCCACCGATCATAAAAAACCGTTGATTTGTTGAGACGAGCGTGAATGGAGAATAACATCCTTTATCGAGGTAAAGATTCGATCTTTGGAATGGAAAACCGGAACCGCCGATATTCTGAAATCCTTCGGTTGTTTCTGAACCTAGCATGAAAATTTGATTGTTATGGACGATTGGCGCCACAATCGGATCTGGATCGGCTTCAGCAGAACCAAAATCAAGAATATCCCAAGTCGTACCGTCGTTTAGATTAGAAATGTACCACTGTTTGACATCCGTATTGACGGCAAAATACCCGTCTACAAACACGACGTATTGGGGATAAACATTATTGGTAACATCAAATGGACCGGATGTGATTTTATCTAAATCATCCGTATCCTTATTATAGATAAATCCATCTCCTCCTGGGACTAAGATCATCAACTGAGTACCGTTATCCGCCATTGATACCCGTCCAGACCCGGTAATCGCTATGGGGGATGTTCCGACTTGAACAAGAGAAAAAGTTTCAACACCGGATATGATCGCTCGATCAAGCCGGTAGAGAACATTTCCCTGGACGAAATACGGAGAGCCGGCCATAACGTGCGCCCCACGATTTGACTCTGACGATGTCGATCCCGCAGTAACGATTTGTGTAATTCCGGGAGTTCCAATCAACTGTCTCTCAGACAACACCGTTACTTGCTGGATAACCGGAATCAAATTGACACACTCCTGATGTCCTATCGGGAGACTGTCCGATACATAAAATCCGTTCGATATTGGGATTTCAATAGTGTTCGCCATTATCGGATTCTCATCGTTGCACTGACGATTATGATATCTTCAGTATCATCGTCGTTCTGAACATAAATTTGATAATAGTCGTTAGTCACGGCATTATCTTCCCACATCAACACGATATTATTCGGTCTTCCGGTATAGATGAAACCCCGTGTTCTCGATCCGGTAACTTGAACTCCGTTTTTATACAGCCAGAAGGAGACATTGTCCTGGCCCAATGCCATGTTAACCGTCAAAGACGCATTCAATTCAATATTATCACCAATTCCGGTATACGTCCAAACACCGGCGGCAGTTCCAGTAAAACGGGACAGCATCTGATTTGTCCAGGTTCCTGTGATTGCGACCGGGGTGGCAATTACTGAAATTGTTATTGTGGCCCCACCATGAGTTGCTAAAACCGTATTATACGAATCGGGGAGTTCTGTGTTGGCATGAAAATTCCAACGATTATCAGTGTTGTAAATATTATCTGATACCGCCGCAGACCCGAAATTGCGACTGTTGGTTATCGATCCAAGACCATCAGTTGCAATGTTGCCGGAGTTTGCCAAACCCGACAAAGAATACCCACTAGTGTTGACGCTTATAAGCCCTTTATCAATGATGATATACGTTATTACCGATGTCCCAAGAGTGATTGCATTACCAGTACCGGACGGCATCACCATCCCGACAAGATCCATGATAATTACTTCAATAGTTCCCGCGAATTCAAATCCTTGGGTGTATACGGCATTAAAATTAGCCGATAGAAATGTAATTGTGGCTAAACTGTCGAAAGTACCAACGTTATCACAGATAGCTGATATATTTTGCGCTCTAAATCGATGTACGCCGGTCGTACTGGATACGTCAAAAAGCGTTCCTGATCCGCAGGAAAGATTGATGTCTTTAATCTTGGTATCGACGTCAACAGCCGTTATCATTGTGTAGATTCCGGTGTATGTCAAAGTAATCAGATCCCGATCCGCACCGGATAATACCGTATTGCTGCCCATGACGAACTGATAAGCCGACGACACGTCGTTTTCGAGTTTATATTCGATGTTATCGGCTAAAGTGACAACATCCCCGACAACAGAGTCGGCAGCATCTAAAATATCGTCTATTGAATAGACAATAATCGTTTTTGAACTTGCCGGTGTTCCCGTTGAAGCAATTTGAATGATGCCTCCAACTCCGGCCACACTGATACCTGCTCCAGCTTGGATACTGCGAATCGTCGGACTGTCTGATCCTGAGTTGATCAATACCGGAGTTCCGGTTCCATCTGCCGTAAAGTTGTGGCTGATCTCAACACCGTCTTGGGCGCTTAACGCTACATTGATTCCCGCGCCGCCTAAAATATTGCGGATATAATTTACACCCGCAATAACAGTCAGTACCGGGGTTCCGGTTACCTCTCCTCGTGTTTCAAGCGTCCCGCTCACCCCAAAATCAGATATCAAACTCGATTGTTTGATTTTTAAATTTTGACCGTTTCGAACAAGATCGAATGTGTCATTTGACTCGGAGGAGTCGACCAGAACAAAATCACTTTTTTTGATGTCCCTTCGGCGTGTCATGGTTCCTCCGTATCTTCTTCTAAGGCGATGCTGCCGCCGGTCTCAGTAAGGATTGTTGATTCTTGATCAGAATAAAATGGGGATGTAGAGTAGTCGGGATAATCGTTGCCGGACCCCTGCGGCAACGTGGGGGGATACTCCATGTCCGCATTGTCGATAGTGAGATTGAGGACGGCTCGATACGCGTCTCTGGCTTTTTGAGCCATTGTTGGACTGACGGCAGCATCGTATTTGGGAGCGAGTTCAATCGCCAACTGAACCTTCATCCACCTGATTGCGCCCAACGGCACCGTGATTTCATCTCCGGTTGAATACACTGCCGTATATCCAAGATTAACTCCACGAGCGGCATAAGAGAACATCATATCATTTAAGACCCGCATCGCCGCCCGTCCTTCTGATGGCTCTATCGGTGCCTCATCAGCTTGAACAACAATTTCTTCAAGCGCATCCGTAATGATTTCACCCGCTTTGACTACCATTTTTGATATGCTTTCTTATCATTGAAAGAGCGGTTCGTCGAAATGATGCAACGGTGCTTCTGCCTGTTTTCCGAGGAATGTTTCCGGTAACGTCCCTGGTGTATTTCATGATCGCGTCAAAATCTTTTAACTCCATCAATTGGGCCTCATGCCATTCAATGCTGCCGGGAATGCCCGTACCTTTATCGCCCTTTGACGGGAACGTCGTAGGCTCTTCCCTATCCCTACCGGATGACGGTTTAGGCTTAGGAGGCTCTTTAACTTTAGGCGCTTTCAAGGACGCTATCGCCTTGTCTTTGGCTTCTCTTTCCGTCCGCATAGCCCCCATGCCGACGAAATAATCAACGAACATCTCATCGACAATGGCTTTAGCGACTTTTTTATTGTGAACAAAATAAACTGTTTTTAACATTAAATTAAACCTTTATCTTTCAAATAAAGATATGCTGAACTTGTTGTTTGACAATTTTTGAATCCGTATCGTACTTCTGATTCCCAACGGGCTTTGACGGCATGGTCTTTATTCTCAAATATACCCAAATACCGTGACTTTTTTGAGTCGGAACGAATATACGCTTGCCATTTATTTGCATTTTTATTGAAATAGACTCCAGTAACTCCAGATGTACTATTTGAAGCCACCGCTCTGTTTTTCACATTACAACTTACCGTTACATGTCGTAGATTACACCAACGGTTATCATCTCTGATTCTGTTAATATGATCAATTTGATGTTCCGGCCAATATCCTTCCATATACAACCAAGCTAAACGTCCTTCAGAATAATGCTTATTATTTACCGTAATGAATCTATACCCATTGGTACGACATTTATTTCCTGCTCTACCATCTTTTCCCTTTCTTCCAATACAGGACGATTTCCAAGTGAATATTCCAGTGTCTGGATCATAGTGAATTATATCTTTTAACGTCTTCTGGTCTAAATCAAGCGATTCATATTTTATTAAATTTGAAATTCTTAAATCACATTCATCGCAATTCCTATAAACCATTTGTCCACTATGATATTCACCATAGACATACAACCATGCTAATTTAGCTGCATTATACCTTGTCCCCTCTATGGTTATATATCTTCTACCCCTCAAAAGATGCCCCGCTTTTCCGCCTTTTTTATGGCGACTAATCGCCTTTCTGAAATAGAATTCGCCCGTCGTTTTATTGTACTTCAAAATTTCTTTTAATTTTTTCTGAGTAATCATTGACAGTTTCTCCGTTTAAGATTATAACAAAAGTCACTGTCAATGATTACCGTGTTCTAAATTCTAAATATTTTTAACACAAAACAAATGCGATTACAAACACATCATCGATCTTCCGCTCATTATGAGCCAAATGCCTTGCCCGCCCATAATGGATTCATCGTACCAAATGCAGGGAGCAAGTCGAATCTGATTTTATTGGTGTTCGCGTCGCCATCCCCATACTTGGTACACCGGATAGAAATCCCATCCTCGGTAACAGCGATAGTATCAGTCGCATAAATCTTCGGAAGTCTTACGAATGCTATGGTAAAGGCATCACGTACATAGAAGAGATCCGGTTGGTATTCAGTAGAAGCCGTTCCCAGGATATCAAACACATCTCCGGTAACCAAAGCGGCACTAATGTTGTTGTACTGACCGGAAGATTCGTATATCGCCGGGGCCGCAACAAGCAACGTCCCATCTCCTGAACCATCCATCGTCGCATCAGCCGTTACAACCGCTCTCCACTTGATCGGATTACCATCGGCACCGAAAGCGGTTTTTTGCGTCCGTACGTTCACATAGGACCGTGCTAAAGCACCTGTCCCGGTGAACTCGATGATATCCCCGGCTTTTACAACAGCGGCTGCTGTAAGGCCTGTAACGCTCAAGGATTGAATCATAGAATCTTTATGGGTGACGTAGGTTGCGTCAGGATCTGCGGCAAGCGCCCCTGTCTGATCGGCTGAGTCGGACACGGTCCAGGTGGACATGGAGTTGGAAGAAATACAGTTGAGACCAGCAAACGGGGATGCGATCTGCGCTCGTTCCCAGGCAACTTGAACAAGCCGGGACGGATCAGCGGACAACCCGGTCTGAGCGGATGCCAGATTCTGGATGGTGTAAGGGTTCATCACGCTGTAAACCCCTCCCATTGTCGGAACACCGATGGCTTTCATCAAGCTCATCTGAGTGGCGACATCGGTCCAAGCATCGATCACGGTGCCGGGAGTCCCCGTGGAAAGCGCCGCATTTTTGATCATGTAGTCGCAGAAGCTTGTTTCAAGTTCGATGCAGCAAGTTTCGGCGGCGGGCATGAGGATCTCGTTCAACTGATCCAAACGAAGAGCTTCCTCTTTATTTGTCCAATCAATATCAACAGTTATGTAATTTTGGACAGTCGCTGTGGCCTTACCACTGATAATAGAGTTGGCGGTCAATGCGGAAATATCGCCGCCGGCGGTTCGCTTGGCGAGATACTGGTGTGGACGCTTCACATCGACATAATCACCTGAACTTGGATTGAAACGCCCACGGAACAATTGAGTATTTACGGTTTTGGAGAGAACTCTCTGACGCTCAAAAGCGGGAAGGAAAACCCGCAGCAGTTGTCTGGTAATATTGCTATCAAGATTGTTAGCCATTTCCTTGGCTCCTTATTCAAAAGATACTCCTTTCAAATAAGCGTCTTCTTTAGGAGCGGCACTCCCTTTCGGGATGTCTATCGGATCAGGCGTTTTCGTGAGTTTAGGCTTTGATTTCACCGCTTTTTGCGAGATCTCAGTCGCAATGTAGACTGAGGCATTGAGCGGGTCCATCGAACTTAATTTTTCAAGCTCTGTGGCTGAATTTGAAAGATAATTGATGACGAGCGCAGCATCTTTTTGACCTAAAATGAATCTGGCAAGAGATTGGTCCTTGATGAAATTAGCAACTTTCGCATCCGCATTTTGCAAAGCTTCTTTCGAAATTCCATGTTTCTCGGCATTGGAGTACATCTCATCGACCTGTTTTTGGATCTCCGCATTCTGCTTCGTAATTTTATCCAAGAAAGCTTTCTTGTTTTGTTCCTCCAAAAAATCCTTCTTGGCTTTCAACACCGCAGCTTGCTGCAACGCCGCTTCTCTTGCTTTGATCTTGTCCGCATAATCGTCATCGTATGGGTCGGGCATCGGAGGGACATTTATGTCCTCTGACTTTTTATCTCTCTCCTCAAGTTTTGCTTTTAATTGATCGAGTTCAGCCTGAATCGCCTCACGTTTACGCTTTTCTTCATATTTTTCGAATGTTATCTTATTGATCCGTTTTTCAACCGCTTCCTGATTAATAGGAGACTCACTCTCATTTTCAGGAGTTGGATTTTCATCAGGACTATCAGCAGTCTGAGTCTCAACAGGTTGTTCCTCATCGCCAAAGTCCACGTTTCCCATAGCATCTGCCTGATTTTCAGCATCAGTCGGCTGTGTCTGTTCTTCGCTCATATCGCCTCATTTTAGGCCGGAGTCGGCCTTGCCGGGATTCCACCCGTCGGTCTATGTTGATTATCAATTGAATTAGCAAGCTCTTGGGCTTGCCGCTCATATGCCTTCATTGGAGCCGGACTGACTATCGCATCCGCGCCCATTGCATCTTTTATAAGTTTCAAAGTTTCGGCCTGAGACTTGACCTGCTCGGATATTGCCGTCATGGTGTCGATCAAAGCCTTCTGCTGGCCTTGCTTCAATTTCTCTTGCTCAAGTTGGGCCTTCATCTGCATTTCGATCTGTTTCAACTGGAGTTTCTGTTGTTCCAACTCAAGTTTTGCCGCTCTTTCCGTATTTTTTCCCTTAACATCCGCTTCCTGAGCAGCAGCAATTTGGAGATTTGCCTTGTCGATGGCCGACATGTCTTGGCCTGACTGCTTTTTCTGCTCAAGCATCTTCTTTTCAGATTCTTTAAGCTGTGTCGGTGGGATGAGTCCGGCATTGACCATTTGGAGTCGCTTACGTTCCGCAATTTGATCAATTCCAGGGGCATCGATATTTGAAAGCAGAATATCGGCCCCAATCTCCATGATTGTCGGGTCAATAGCTGCCATCTCGTTTATGGCGGTTATCGTCTCTTGCTGACGTGATTGAAAGGCCGGGCCGGATGTGCAGACAACGTCGTAGTTGCCCTTAGAAAGATCGTTTAATTCAATCGTCTCGCCGGTCTGAGCGTCTTTTACCTTCTCACGGATGGTTATGACCTCGGTAGACCCGTCTTGATGCGTGAGCGTCACCTCCTGCATCGTATCGTAGACCTTCGGAATCGCCTTAACCAAGATCCGGCAGGTATGCTCTATGGCCGCTTCAACGGCTCTGAACCACTTACGTTTCGGATTATCGGCTTTTTTCTGGAGCAACCCGATTGCCTCGCCGCTTCTGTGAGCCGGCGCAGCCCCTCTGGCCTCATCGAACGTTCCAGACGTCCTCTGAATGAAATTCTGTGCCGATGCGGATGTTTCCACAAGTCCGGGGTTTGATTCAGGCGCACCCATATATTGCGGTGGAGGCTGTCCATCAATGTAGTCATAAAACTGTACCGGCTCCATGTTGGTGTTCAAGGTTCTCAATGACTTCCTAACATCATCGGAAGTCGCTTGATCCTTGGTCATCCAGATCTTTCCACGCGGAGCCAAGGCACCTTCTTCAATCTTGCGGCTTTGGGCGTAGTTGATGACCCGTTGAGCATCTCTGATTTTCTCAACGATCCCGTTGTAGACGACTTTGTTTTCTGAAATCAGAAATCCACCGAATACCGGCACAATCGGGATAAAATTGAACACCGTCTCATTGGCCCCACTCAACCAATCGTCCCCGTCAAATATTTTTTGGTACACGTCATGGTAGGGGCGCTTCCTGGTTCTAACAATGGTGACTCCCTTTCCGGCCAAGTCGTCTTTCACCTGATCGAACTTCTCATCCATCTCATAGATAGACCCGTCGCTCATCAACGCCAACTGCCGATTCCGCTTTACCCGATAGAGATATTCCCCGATCACAACCTCATCGGTTTTCTTGTAGTCATAGACCTGCTGCTGAAGCGTTGATCCAACCGATCTGCCGGAACCATTAGGGTATTTTCGCTCATAGACCTTGCGCGTCATGGAGGTAAGCACCCAACAATGGTCCGCGTCTTCCATTGTTTTTAATTGGGCGTTGGAATCAAACCAAACGTTGTCAACAAAATTAGGAATCGGCTTAATCAGCAAGTCTTGCTGAAAGCTGTCGTCATCACGATACGCCTGGACGATCCTCCAACCGGACAGTCCCGTGCCGACCATTGATCTCGCCGCATCCATGAATATCGCCGGGGCTTTGCTGATTTCCTGCAATCTTCTGATGATCCCGTCATACTGCTTGGCGGTCTTCATTGTAGCGCCGCCACCATCCGGCCTGACTTTCAAGCCGAACTCGGCGGTCATCATCTCCCCCAAGATATCATCGACAATCGGGTTGGACTCATCGAACGTGTACTTCGGCTTACCGGAGAACCGTTGCAAGACGAACGGCTCCCACTGACCGTCACGCTTATTTAAGAAATGCTCGGCCTCACGGACCCGTTGCCGGTTGTCGTATTCCGCTTCCTGGGCTTCTTCGAGCATAGCCCTCATGTCTTTGTAGTCTTGGTCCATCTTTTGCCCCTATTATAATAGGTAGGGTCTAAACTATGTATCTTTTACCATCCATATCCGTATGGATATTCGCGTTTGGAACAAAGCACACGGCTTCCGCAATGGAGTAGCTTCCATCTAAGTTTCGTTGTTGAGTCGTTACTTGAATGATGCAACCATCTGTGATTTCCATAGCTTTTGTCGACTTCATCCACCCCTCAGATTCACTCGATGCCTTACAGATCAACACCCACAGATCACCGTCTCCGAATATCTTTATATCCGGTACATTTTTTCTCGCTCCATTGACGTCGCTATTGTGGAGAGTTTTCTCTTTCAATAGTACCTCACATTCTTGAGAGTACTCCGATTCCGCTTATTCTTCTGATGCAGCACCCGTTTTTTGTTCTGGACGTTCTTTTTCTGTTTGGACATATCGATCAACTTAACCTTCATGCCACCTCCTTACCAAAAGCTGTCGAACACCATCGGCTCCTGCGATCCGGTATTGTATCCCTTGGGCGTGATCATCGTCATCATCAGCGCATCGGCCAAATTGGGCGATTGGATCTTAAGCCGTCGCATCTCGGCCTTTGTCATAATCTGGATCAGCCCGCTTCCCATGATCTTCCTCGGAATCCGGCACACCTCTGAGCGCAGCAGCGGCAGACAATCAATGTCGGATGAGATCGATATAAGATCCTCCGGGTCTTTATACTTTCCATCAACCACGGCTTCATATGTGTTGTAGAACCGATCTCTTAAGTACCAATAGTGCTGTGCCCTGCTGTTTTTAAACACATCCTTGTTCTGGCTCTTAGACGCCGTGTCATGCCGCGCCGGCCGATAGACCTTGCCAGGGTCCGATGCCCCGTGACTTCCGCGGAAGGGCCTGATCTCAATCTTCTTGCCGGTGAATGCCTCTGCCACCTGCCGCTTCAAGCTGAGTCCCATACCGTCTGCATCCCATACGAACACGTCGGCTTGC